AGAGATTCATTCAGAACTCAGATGTGCCACTTCAAAAACTGGCACAGAGCACTCTCAAAGTCTCACCTGATGCCCTATAATGGGAACACGCACAAAGAAACAATGAAACTCAAAGTTTTAAGTGATTTACACCTGGAGCACTTTGTTGCTTGTCAAGTATTCAATGTCGGTGAAGGCAATGTTCTAATTCTTGCTGGGGACATTCTTTGTGCCAAACATTTCAAAACTGATGGTTATCTTCACGCAGTCTATGATAGGTTTCTAAACGATTGCAGTAACAACTATGATAAAGTTCTTTATGTAATGGGAAATCACGAGTTCTATGGATACAATTATGAAGGAACCAAAAAGAAACTAAAAGAGAATCTTCCTCATAACTTTCATCTTCTTGATAATGATACAATAACCATCAACAACTGGAACTTTATTGGTTTCACTTTCTGGACTGATTTTCGTAATGAAAATGCTATAGAAATGATGGAAGCAGAGTGCAATATGAATGATTATGAAGTCATTCGTATTGGTAGTAAGTTTCGTAAGATGAGAGCAGATGATACTCTTACATTTCATAAAGAAAGCAAGAACTATCTTCTCAATCAACTACAAACACTGAATGACAATGTATTTGTTATCAGTCATCACGCACCGAGTTATCAATCGGTTGCTGCACAATTTAAGAATGAAGCAAATGGTGCTTATGTAAGTAACCTTGATGACTTGATTATCAATCATCCACAAATTAAATACTGGGTACACGGACATACTCACACACACTTTGATTATATGATTGAAGGGTGTAGGATAATTTGTAATCCTGGAGGTTATCCAGGTCAAAATACTGGATTCTTTCCAGATAAAATCTTTGACATCTAGATACTAATGGAAGTATAATCTCTCCACTCAAAAATTCTTATGGACTACTTAAACATTGAACCAAATCAAACTATTCTTGTTCTAAACGCATCGTATGAACCAATTAACTTTACTAATTGGAAAAGAGCTATTGTCCTGCTTATGAAGAATAAAGCACAGGCACTTGGCAGAAGAGTTATCCGTTTGGTCAATTATATCAAGTTGCCCTATGAGAAACTAATGCAGAACAAACCATCACGAGCAATGATTTATAAACGTGATGGTCATAAGTGTCAGTATTGCGGTTCAACTAAAAATCTAACTATTGACCACATCATTCCACGTTCTCGTGGTGGTGAAGATACTTGGGAAAATCTCACAGTTGCTTGTATGCCTTGTAATACAAGAAAGAGTGACAAACTGTTGGAAGAAACTAATTTGAAATTAGCATCAGTTCCAAGAAAACCAATCAATAAAATGCTCTTTACTTTGGATAGAGCAAATGTCCAAGAGTGGAAGGAGTATTCTTATAGTTGATGTGCCACTTGTGGAACCGTCCATCACCCTTCCCGTTTGCTCAGGGAGGGTGTTATACTATGTTCAACAAGCAAAGGAGGAGGGATGAGTGACTACCCCAAATTGGATACATCATTCCAAAAAAAATAAGAATACTAAAGGTTCTTGCAAGGGGAGACTTAAAGCAAGAAAACAAGCACTGCAACACATAAAACGCAAACTCAAAGTAATATGATGACTTATCAAAATCTTCTGGAGATTCTTCAGACTCTCACTCTGGAGCAGTTGAAGATGGATGTGTCAATTTATGATATTGGAAACGATGAGTTTTGTCCGATGAATGGTTTTCATTTTGCAGATAAAACTGTAGATGTTCTTGACCCTGAGCACCCTTACATTTCTTTCTGATTATGTATCGCAACCTTGCTAATCTGAAACAACGGGTTGATGACCTGATTGCAACGTATGGTGAAGATGCCTATGTTGCTGCATTTGTTTTCAGTCCTGCTGATGTATTCACTATGGATGAGAACTTTGTAGAGCAATATCTTCCAGATGAAGATGCCTGCGAAGTTCTTTATGAAGTTGGAAACACTAATTACATTTATGAAGTAATTGGTGAATGTATTGATGATGAAATTGCCCGTCTGAAACTCAAGCAAAGTATCAAGAAATGAAAGAAGTCACTATCACCGTTAAACTCCTTCTGCAAGATGACCAACCTTCTTGCGATTGGATTTATGAAAGTATCTACGAGCAACTGAATCACAATGAAGGAGAAGCAATTCTTGAGTATTATGATGATGAACCTGAAGTAAAAGTAGGAATAACTAACTGATGAACTCTAAATCAATTACTTACATCTTTCTTGCTTTTATTGCTGTTCTTGGTTGGAATGCATTTCTAATTCAACGAGACCAAAAGATGTTTGCTGTTTATGATAAGCAAGTCAAAGAGTTTTGCAAACAACAAGCAGGTTGGCATCGAGAATGTAATCTTAAATAAGTAGTATAGTTTTGAATTCAAATGTCTAAGATTTCATTTACTGAGGGATTGGAAGTTTATTATAAAGGAATCTTTGGTGTTGTAGATTTTGTCTGCGACCAATATATCACTGTATGCGTCCGAAAATTTCCAAATGAAAGAGTCAGAAATGTTTGTTTAGTTGTGCATCCAACAGAGTTTTATAATATAAAATTAGCAAAGGAGTCTACAAAGTAAAGTAAGTCATAAATACCTAAAAAGTGTAGGTATTTCAATAATGACTACAAGAGTTACTCTTATTGGTGATAATGCAGTAAATAGTGGTTCTATTTTTAACGGTACAGTTAATTCAGAAGATTTGAATAACACTGCAGGTCAACAAGCAGTCACTACTGATACTATTAGAGATGGTGCTGTAACTGCAACTAAACTACAAAGCAGTGCGAATAATGATGCCCAAAGGGCAGTCGGAACTAATCACATTCAGGATAAAGCAGTGGTTGCTGCTAAATTGGGAAATGATGTAGAAGCATATCTTTCATTCCCACTCGGTGGAATTGTAATGTGGTCTGGTACTACACAACAAATTCCAGCAGGATGGTATTTGTGTGATGGTGGAACTTATGGAGGTCTTAAAACTCCAGACCTAAGAAATAAATTTATTGTTGGTTCTATTGGAAATGGAACTGGAAGTGCTGCTGTTCCTAGTACTGGTCCTGGATTTGATGCAACAACAGGAGCAATAGCAAGAAATTATACAACGCACGATATTGGTGGTGAGACTGCACATAAACTGACACTTGCTGAGATGCCATCTCACACTCATCCTTATAATCCTGGTATTAATAATGTAAATAATGATCCGTTAAAACTTCAAGGAAATAATTTGACGGCTCCAAGATATGGTAGTGACCCTAGAAATACAGAAACTGCTGGTGGAAATCTACATCACGAAAACAGACCACCATATTATGCACTTGCATACATTATGAAGTGTGAGTTTAGAGAAGGTTCAGTAGCAACTATTACATCAACTGTTCCAACATTACAAGAACTCAGATTGAATGGTCCTTTATATGATCAAGAGATGGATGGGGGAGCACAAAAAGGAAATGCAGGTGATGTATTAACTTCTCTTGGTGCTGGAAATGGTGTCAGATGGTCTTCATTTAACAATGGGGCAGTAGCTTGGGCTAATTTTTCTGGAGTCAATAAGGCAGTTGGCAGTGATGTCAAAATATCTTCATATAATATATCAAGTATAGTAAAAACTGCTCCGGGAGGATATACTGTATACTTTGCAAAATCTCTTCCTAGTGCTAATTATGCAATATCTGGTACAGTATCCTTTTTATATCAATGGCAAACTCTAACTGTAGTTCCTGGATCATTAACTAGAAATTCTTTTCAAATATATACAAGTGGATATTCTACTAATAGTAACGGACAAATGAGTTTTTCAGGTACTGTTGATCTTGAATATAGTTCTATTATTGTGTATTCATTGTGAATTAAAATATAAAATTCTTCAAAATAGCAAAATATAAAAAACAATAAATTTAAGTTTTTAATGTAAATAATACTACTGTGCCACTCGTAGCACTGGCACAGTAAACCCCCGCAGGACCCCTCTGATGCCCTATAATACAGGGACACAAGCAAAGGAGACCACTTGGCAGACCTTGATACTATCTTTAACTACACCACTTCCCGTTGGGATTGGCACGAAGGTAATGTCAATCAAATGTGGATTCAAGAGATTGAAGAATCTCTTGATTGTTATCGTTATGTTGCTGTTGCTTACAATCCTCGTAAGAATGTGAGCACAGTAGTATCTGAACCTCGTTGCTATGCTGACACCTTGAACTGGGTTCGTAAGTATTGTGGTAATTTCTGTATTCTTCCTGAGTATTGCTACTGATTCACACTTAAGTTAATCAATCATACTTCATTATGACTTTCACCTTCCCTCGTCTGTCTGCTGGTGTTTACGAGATCCAGAAGGATTCTAACACTGTTGGATTCATTCGTAAAGTAAATGCTTCCAAGTGGATGGTTGTTGATGTTGTAGATACTCCTCAGCACGTTTGTAAGACTCTCAAAGAGGCAAAGAGTGCTGCTGAAAATCTTATCATCTTTGATGTTGACAACAATCAAGAAACTGTGTATAATGACTCTGTAGGGGTTGATAAGGTGAATGAAGAACTTAATGAGGTTGTTAAAGGGTCTTTGAGAACCTATAGGCAGATTCCTGGAACTGATGAGTTTAAGGAAGTTTCTCCTACTGAGTTTGGATTCCCTGAACCTACTCTTGAACCAATTGAGTTCTGATGTTTAAGTTTATTTTACATAAATTGTTTAATCAAAGAAAAATGCACGATTCTACTCTTGACCTGTTTTGTAATCATGAGTCTGCTGAGTATGCAGATGAGTTTGCAATATATGTAGAAGAACTTGCTTCAAAATATGAAGTGACTTGTGATTATATCATCCAAGAGTTTATCTTGGACTAATATATAATAATGCCTGGGTTGGGTGCAATCTTCACAGGTAAAGGAGCAGAAATGCTCCTTTTTAACTAAATAGTAAAGCACCCAACTTTAGAGCAGTTATGCAAGTTTTAGATGTTAAATGCATCAATGAATCGTTAGGTATTGATGCACCAGACTTTTTATATTTTGAAGAAACTTCCTTTGTTGAAAAACAATGGACTTCTCCTTGGTTCAAAGGAAAACCGTGGAACAAAGGAATTTCTCATACCAAAGAAACTAAGAAAAAAATTAGTGAAGCATTAAAAGGAAGAATACCATACAATAAAGGTATTCCCCATACAGAAGAGACAAAAAGAAAAATAAGTATTGCAAACTTTGGTAAAACTTCTTATTGGAAAGAAAAAACTATACCCAAATCTTCCGTGGAAAAAATGAAGGCAACTAAAAAATTAAAAGGAAGTTATGTTGGTGAATGTAATCCTATGGCAAAAACTTATAGAATAACATTTGACAATGAAAACTTCATTATGATAAAATCACTTCAAACTTGGGCCATTGAAAATGGCTACAAACCAACCAGTCTTAGAAACTTATATAATGGGAGACAAAAATCTCCACATAAAAATGTGATAAGTGTTTCAGTGGAGTTTATGTGACCTCTGTGCCACTTGTGGAACCGTCCAGAACTCTTCCCGAACGCACGGGAGGGGTGCTATAATGTATGAATACAAACGTTACTTGACTTATTGATGCTGACTCTTCTTCCTTATCAACAACGTGCTCTGAAAGCAGTTCAGAACTCCATTAAAGGTTCTGTGTATATTCCTACTGGTGGTGGGAAAACTGTTGTGATGATGGAAGATGCTCGTCAGAGGATTCTTAACGCACTGGAACCAATGACATTTGTTGTTGTTGCTCCTCGTATTCTGCTTGCAAATCAACTTTGTTCTGAGTTTGAAGCATATCTCAAGGACCAGAATGTTGCTTATATGCACTGCCACACGGGAGAAACTCATCATCATTCATCTACCAATCCAATAGAAATCGCAGAGTATAATGATACTGCAATCGGAAGTGGTAAGCATCAGTTTATCTTCACCACTTACAATTCGATTGGTCGGGTGAATGAATCAGATATTGAAATTGATGTTGTGTATTTTGATGAAGCACATCATTGTGTGAAACCATCCAACTTTGTTGGTATTGCACATACTTCATCAGTTGCAGATAATGCTTATTTTTTCACTGCAACTCCGAAGTTCAATAACAGCACTGAGTCGATGAATAATACTGATGTTTATGGAAATAACATCATCAGTATTCCTGCACAAGAACTGATTGATGCTGGTAGCATCATTCCTCCCAAAGTTGTGCCTTATGAAGCAAAAACCATTCGCACTAAAGAAAATGCTGCATTTGTAGATGCAGAAAACGTTGTAGGTATTCTCTCAGAGATTTCTGATTGTGATGCTCCTAAAGTTCTTGTTGCTGCTCCAAGCACCAAAGTCATTTGGTCTATGTTTACTGAAAGTGATTTGCTTCAACAACTCAATGATATGGGTTATACGATTATGCACATCACTTCCAAGCACGGTGCTTATATTGACAAACAGAAAGTGTCTCGTGAAGTATTCTTTGAGAAGATGAGTGAGTTTGGTGCAGACCCAGAGAAAAAGTTCATTGTGTTTCACTACAGCATCTTGTCTGAAGGTATCAATGTTCAAGGTTTGACTCATTGCATTATGCTTCGCAATCTTCCTGTAATTGAAATGGCACAGACTGTTGGTCGTGTGATTCGTATGCACCGCGATGACAGACAAGCAATCGCAGATGGTAAGATGAAAGCAGGTGAGTTTGCATTTTATAAGAAACCATTTGGTACGATCACGATTCCTGTCAATAACAACTATGGTGATAGGATTGCACGTCAACTTCAGAATGTTGTGGATACTATCTTTGTGAAGGGTGAGGTTCTTCAAGCATAAATTATTATGTGTCACACATAGAATTATGCCATTTACAAAGAAATTTCCACAATCAGGAGAAACAACTCACATTCGGATTCCAAAATGTTATGCAGAATTGATTGAAGAACTGATGGTAACGTTAGATGAACGATTTGATGTAGAGAAAGGAAAGCATCTGTTAAAGAAGTTTATACACAATCTTACCTGAGTCTAATGATACGATGTGCCACTTGTAGCACTGGCACAGTAAATGAGCACAGACCCCTGGATGTGGTATTATAGTCTTATGGTTGAGGAAGTCCGATGACTTACGTTCCAATTCTTTCCTGGATTCCACACTTGCAAGTGCCTGAAAACCGATTGAATCTTGCGTTTAATTGGTATCGAAGGCAGAAAGATCATCCATTGAACTTTCCTTGCTATTCTTACTGGATTCAACAATGTGAAAATGATGGGAGTGATTACTGATGCAAACCTTGCTTGACACTGTTTTGACTATTGAAGAAGTTTTGTCTGAGAAGCAACTGCTTGCTCTTCGGGACATTCTTTATCATTACAAAGAGTTTCAGTTGGAACTGTATGAGTATCCCCCAGAGGATACTCTTTTTACTCTAGTGCAACTAGAACTGTTCGACATTTTTGACGTTCGATGACTTCTATTTCTTTTACATCTGGTGAGTTGCTTGATATTATCTCTGCTCTTGAGATTAAATTGTCTCAAGCAGAAGATAAAGGTGACGCACATCTTGCAATGTATTATTTTGAGATGCAGAATCAATTTCAACGTATCTTTGATAAATTGCAAGACTTTGTTCCCGAAAATCGTGTTGCTCATCTTGTTCTTGCTGTGAATTGATTATGTGATGTGCCACTTGTTTTAGTGGCACATCTAATCACCAAACAGGCTCCAGATGCCCTATAATACTTTCATAAACACAGAGGACTGATGACTGCTATTGAACTTGATGAAATGATGAACCGAATGGAATCATTTGGTGGTTCATTTGTTGTTGCACTTGCTTACGCAATGCGAAAAGCAGACCAATCAAATAAAACTAGACTGATTCTTGCCTTTCCTGAGTATGTGAAAGAATATGGACCAGATAGTAAGTTCCCTGCGTATGAATGATGAAACCTAAGTTCCGTGCCGTATTAGAAATGGCAATAGAAGAAGGTGTAAGGTTTGGATACAATCGTGCTTTTAAGCATAATTCAGAACCACACATTGATTCTATAACTGATAGTATAGTTACAGAAATCTTTAATTCACTTGATACTTGGTTTGATGACATCAACGACACTGAAAACTAAAATGAATCCACAAGTCAAAGAAAAGTGGATTGACGCACTGCGTTCTGGAAAATACGAACAGGGCAGTGATAAACTCCGTGGTTATGAAGGTTATTGTTGCCTTGGTGTTCTCTGTGATTTGTATGCACAAGAACAAAATAAAGAGTGGGACTTCAAGGGTTATTCAGAAAACTCTGAGGAAGAAACTCCAGACAAGATGGACTATTGGTATTTTGAGGGTGAAAGTGAGTTTCTGCCCGACTCTGTAAGAGAATGGGCAGGAATGGCAGTTAAGAATCCTCAAGTGCGAGTTGATGTCTCACCTGAAGATGATGAAGATGAATGGTTCTATAATGATGAGATTGCCAATCTGAACGATTCAGGTTATACTTTTGAAGAACTTTCTAAACTAATCAAAGAACAATTTTAATGGAAGAACAAGACACTCTGAATCAAGGACGTATTCCTACTCACAAAAGTGTAAATATTGCATTTTTCTTTAATGATGAGATGGATGATGGTGAAGTGAGA